ACATTCATAAGGAAATATATGACAATTAAAATAATATTGTTTTTAACTATACTATACACTCTAATTCTACCTGCGACAGCCTCAGCACCTTGTCCTGAACGAGGACAGACTGTCAAAGTTTCGTTGATTGTACCCATAGAAAAAAAGGTAGTCAAGAAAGAAAGTATTATAGAGTATACACCGGTAATGAATCAATGGCGACCAGACTCTGATCTTACTGCATTTATTAAGTCAATAGAAAATCATCCGTTAGCGAACGGTAAGACGAAATTGGTCAAATATAAGGATTATGGCTATATAGCAAAAGGATATGGAACTAGGGCGAAACATTTTAAAGTAAATACTCTGCAAGAAGCAGAAAAAATTATGTTCATCCATTTGTACGCAAGCAATGCAGTAGTCGAGCGATATGTACGCCGGAAATTAACAAAGCACCAGAGAAATGCATTAGTTTCGTTGGTGTATAATGTAGGACCTTTTGCCTTTAAAACATCGGCGGCTCTTAAAGCATTAAATAGAGGAGATATTGCTGAATTTAAAATACAAGCATTCGATTCCAGGAGAGGATTCGTATGTGCTGGCGGAAAGCATAATAGAGGACTTATAGTACGCAGGGCACACGAACTAAATATATGGGAGAAAGGCTCGTACTATACAGCAATTATGTGACGGCTCTGTGGCCGAGTGGTTAGGCGGGGGTCTGCAAAACCTCAGATGTCGGTTCGATTCCGATCGGAGCCTCCATTAAAAAAGACTTGACAAATACTTAAAGTTGGTGTATAATACAACTATAATTTAATAATGAAGGTATATTATGGCAAAAAAACTAAAAGTTGAAGTGAAGGAATCAGCAGATTATGACAATTACCTAGGGGAAGTCACAGACGAAAGTTTGCCGACTTCCCTCGGTTCTTTTATGGAAGATGGCGAAGATGGTATCAATGAAGAAGCGGATATCGAACAGTGGAGAAAACATTGGAAGAATATGCCAGCTTTCACCCAAGAAGAGAAGAAAGCCTATAAGCAAGTCATTATGTCTTTCAGAACAAAGGAAGACTATGAAGATTTCCAGAAGAAAATTGGACAAAGAATGACCGAAAAGACCAAGTCCGCCTGGCATCCCCACCTAGATGTAACAGCAAATTCCCTGCTCCGCTGGATGGAGGAAGATAATGATTGAACGAATTTACATTCCCACCGTTAGACGAACCGACAATCAAATTACATATAACAATCTTCCTGATGAATTGAAGGAGAGAGTCATTATGGTTGTTGAACCAGGCGAACGACACCTCTATAAATATCCCTGCGAATATTTAGAAATACCAGAAAAATTAGTAGGTACCTGGACTCAATTAGCAGAGACCCGTTTGTTTATTCATAAACACGCAGGTGAAATTAAATATTGTGTCCCTGATGATGACATTTTAATCAAACGAAGAAACGCAAAGTATTGGACTGGAAAGTCTAATATGGAAAAGTCTAAACGTCTAGCTACAGAAGAGGAAATTCTTTCAATGTACGAAACTGTAGATAAATGGTTTGACGAAAAGGATATTGGAATTATAGGACTTTCTGACCCAGGAACACCACCCGCTAGCAACGAATATGAAGACACAAAAGACGTATATTCCTATATATTTTACGATGGAAGAATGATCTCGAAAGTAATTGATGATATGGATATTACCTCATTACGAATCGCAGAGGATGTCCTTTTTCTTTACGAAGCATTGTCCCGCGGAATCAATACTCGGAAATCAACAGAATGGATGTACGACAACAGGAGTATGGTTGATAAGGATCTTCAAGATTCTCGGGTAGTATGGACTGATATGTATGGAGACAAAGAAGATAGACCCGAGAATTTTTATCAGAGTGAAGAACATTATAAAGCAATGAGATATATACAAGAAAAGTATCCCCACGGCGTAAAAATATTTGAGAAAGATGGGAAAATGAAGAATGTTAAATATTGGAAGAAAGTTTATAAACCATCAGGAACATCTTTAGAGTCGTTCTTTTAAAGGAAAGCTAATGACAGGAGCCCCCGAAAACTATCCTCAATATCCTTTGTATATTATATCCAAAGGACGTGCAGAGAGTATGATTACTTCAAAGAGTTTATCTCGGATGAAGATTTATCACTATATTGCAATTGAACCTCAAGACGAAGAACCATACGAAAAAGCTCTTGATAAATTTAAGCTCCGCCCGTATGCTAAACTCCTTCTTTTGCCTTTTGCTAATCACGGAGACGGTCCTGGTCGAGCAAGAAATTGGTGTTGGGATCACTCAAAGGATGTCCTCGATGAAGAGTGGCACTGGGTGATGGATGATAATATTGCAGATTTTTATCGACTTCAAAAGAACTTTAGATACCGAGTAGAGAATGGAGCGTTATTTAGATCCTGTGAAGATTTTTGCAATAGATATGAGAACGTCCAAATGTCTGGTCTACAGTATCGATTCTTTCTTGCTCCTAATCAAAAGTATCCTCCGTATGTAAAGAACACACGAATATATTCTTGTAATCTTATTAAGAATTCTGGAGTCCATAGATGGAGAGGTCGATATAACGAAGATACCGATCTATCGCTACGCATCCTGAAAGATGGTGATTGTACAATTCAGTTTAATCATTTCCTTCAAGGTAAATGTGCAAATCAAACTGTAAAGGGTGGTAATACGGAAGAATTCTATCACGTTCAAGCTACAGATAATGAAGAGTTTCAAGAGACTGGATGGAACGCTGAGGGCACTATTAAGAAGAGCCAGATGTTAGTGGATATGCACCCAGATGTATGCAGAATTGTATGGAAATATAGAAGATGGCATCATTATTGTGACTATGGTCCATTCAAGAAGAATGAATTAAAGTACAAGAAAGGGTTGTTGACCATTCCTAAAGGCGACAACAATTATGGACTTGTTTTGACTAATACGGATAAGAAAGGGAATAGAGTATGATGCGGAAAAATGATTGGGTTACTTTTATAGATGGACTTGACAAAGAGACTTGCGATAAAATAATAAATTTAGCAGAAGATAAGTTGGTAAAAGTATCTGACGAAGAAGAAACAATAGATAGACATATCGAAAACCATAAAGATGTAAACATAACTGATATAGTATGGACAGAAGATCAATGGATATATGATGCTGTTTGGTCATATATGAGACAAGCAAATGAAGAAGCTGGATGGAAATATGATATTAAATCCGCAGAGACTATGCAAATCGCACGATATAAAAAAGGTATGTTTTACGATTGGCATCCAGATGGTAAAGGAGACCATTTTTCTGTTTATAAGAGTATAGTTAATCCGATGCTACACGACTGCGTTAGGAAATTGTCGATGAGTGTTATTTTAAATGATGATTATGAAGGAGGTGAATTCCAAGTCGCCAAATATGACCATTGGGGAACTAGCAGGGGGGTCACCACTGGAAACAGCTGGAAAGACCGTGAAGCGCCCGGCAACAGGACTGATACCGTAGAAGATAAAACAGGATCAGTCATTGTGTTTCCTGCTGATATATGGCATAGAGTTAAACCCGTGACAAAAGGAATTAGATATTCATTGACTTCTTGGTTCTTGGGGCCGCCTTTTCGTTAAAAGAATATGAAACATTATTATAAAGATATACAAGGTTGGTTTAGTAAACCGCAAGCAAAATTATATGATGAAGAGATTGCAAGAGCGCCTAGCGAAGGTTTGTACAGTTCCCTCCTTTTCAATGCGGAGTTTGTAGAAGTCGGAGCTTGGAAAGGAAAAAGCACAGCATATATGGCAGTTGAGATTATCAACTCAGGAAAATTCATAAAGCTCAATACAGTTGATACTTGGGAGGGCAGTAATGAAGCGGCCCACAAGAGAGATCAAGCAATTATTAATGGAACTTTATATGAAGAATTTTGTGCTAATATGGAGCCAGTGGAATCTTTAATTAACATATTCAGAATGACAAGCATTGAGGCAAGCAAAGAGTTTAATGATGGTCAATTGGATTTTGTTTTTATTGATGCTTCCCACAAATATAAAGATGTCAAACAAGATATTATTCATTGGTTACCAAAAGTGAAAGTAGGCGGCACACTCGGAGGAGATGATATTAAAGCATTTAAAGGCGTTAAACGTGCAGTAGATGAATTGTTCGGAGAGGGAAATTATCAACAAAGAAGTAATGAATGGACTGTAAAAAATGATGAGAGAACAAAAAGGAATTTTAATTCCAGAACAAGATAAGTCTAAGTTTTGGGGTAAGAATTATGAGATAAGAGAATATAATAAAATTAAACCGAGAGGTTATAGAGCCATTGATATAGGCGCTCACGTCGGCATTTGGACACGCAGACTTGCAAATGATTTTGATGAGGTTATCGCCTTTGAACCGATGCCAAAACATATCGAATGTCATAAAAATAATTGTGTGGGTCTAGAAAACGTGACTTTAAATGAAATAGCATTGTCCAATGTTAATGAACAAAAGGTGATGACAACA